TGAATCGCTACAAGCGCCGCCTGCAGCGTTTCTTGCTTTTCTTTAAAGGTCAGGCTCATGTCCTCCCAAAAGGCATCAACCGCCCGTTCCCTTTTTTCGACTTCGTCCAGCGGTTCATCGCTGATTGGCACAAAGGATGATTTGAGATAATATTCATCCCCGCGTCCATCCTCCCGTTCCTTTTCCCCAATTTTCGACCGGATCCAATTTGAATTTATGGCCCCCAATCCAAAAAGCCTATCCCAAAGGACCGAAAGTTTTTCGAAATCCCGGAGGTCGAGCGGTATAAATTCGAGCCTATATTTCATAATCCCGAGACCCCTCTCAAGGAGGGTCAATGTCAAAAGCTCGCCCAGATCCTTTTTCAGGCTGGCCACAATGCTCTGGTTATAAATCTCCGTGGCCTCTTTCGCAATGCTGCCGCCCAGGCTCCCGGCCTCTGCAATCCCTATCCTGTAGGGAGGCATTCTGTAGGCGACTAGGACTTCCTCCCGCAATTGCTTTATCCAAATCGTGAAGCTGCCCTCTTTCATCTCGACCGAGAGAGGCGTCCAGGTGGCCGTTCCGCCCTCTGGTACTTCCAGCACGATTGTCTTGTGGGCGTTCGCGCTGCCTCGGATCTCGGAATCGAGAAAGTCCCTGATCGTATCTGGGGCGTCCTCATCCCATTCCCCCTCGAGGGTTACGAATCCTGCCGGCACCCCGAAATTATCAAAAAAGGCCAGGTTGTAATCCCGGACGCCGATCATCCCGATTATGGCCCCCGAGCAACTTAAAACGTTTGGCGCTCCGTATGCCTCTGAGCGGGCGTAATAATTCGAATACCAGATGATCTCGTTTGCCGCGTTTTTCTTTGTCTTTACCTCATCGCCTGAAATGGAGGAGACTTCCTGTTTTGCCCCAAATGCTTTGAACCACCGCTTTTTGGTTCCACGGATCTGGGCATATCGGACCTTGTCTTCGTGCACATAAATCGTCTGCGCTGGAATGTGCCAGATCCCGTTTGTTTCTCCGCTTGGATCCCGGCTATGCTCGAGCGCCGTCCAGCCAAGCGTTCCCCAATCGGTAACGATTTTCTCAATAATTGTCGCCAGGGATTCATAGCGATCGTTCGGATCCTCAAGAAATGCTTTCCCTTTTTCCAGTTCCGCCTTGTCTTCTTTCCCGTCCTCTTTGGGGACGAGGCGCCAGCCGGCTGTGACCACGTCCTTTGCTATCTGCCGGACGCAGGCATCAAAATAGATATTGTTTTCCTTGAAATCGAGGAGGGTGCTGGGGCTGAATGGGTGACCTAGTAATCCTTTGCGCTCCAGCCAGGCTGTCGATTGCTGCTCAAGCTGTTGTGATTTCGCCTGCTCTATTTCATATTTCCTGAGAGTGCTGATGGGGAATAATCCCTTGCTTGTGTAAACATAATGGACCCGGCCTTTTCTCATGGCCTTTGTTTTATCCACGGTGGACCCGCCCTCGTTTGTATCCATGACCTTTTCCTCCGCTTTTTATTTTGTCTACCGGCTGGTCTGGCGCTGCCTTGTTTTCAATAACGGCCGGATCCAGCGTTCTCCCGGCTGCCGTTATTATAGCTCTCTTCCCATCGGCCGCTTCTTTCTCTTTTTGTTTTTCCTTTGGTTTTCCCATGTGAGCTCGCCCGGCCCGCCAGGCTTCTCTTAGGTATAAATCAAAATTGGTAAAAATACCATACCTGGATGCTGAAATTGCATGATTAAAAACATCGACGGGCTCTAAGGGGTGCTTTATTTTTCCGTCTTTGTCCTGCTTCATTTTGTATCGGCGCACCTCTTCCTCGAAATGATGAGAAAGCTCGTTTTCAACAATATGAATCTCAAAGTCTTTTAATTGATCGAGTTGAACAATGACGGATCCCCGTGAATGGCGTTTGATTTCTGTGGGCTTTTTGCCCTTTGTTTTTGTGCAGGGGATTGCGTTTATTCCCCTGTCCCGTAATGTCCGGATGGCTTTCGGTTCGCTGTTGTCCCAATATGAGGGGGCCTCTTTATCAAATCGAGGATCCTCTTTCAAAACCTGGGCCATGGCTGGGTCGGTCAGGCCGGTCTCATAAAGAATAAGCTCGAGCCAGTATTTGTGCGATCGCCTGTAAATCTTGACGGCCGCTGCCGGGTCGACGGAATATCCGAAATCCCCCCCGTAGAAAATCTGGTCCCAGGCCATTTCTTTTGGCAGGGGCTGGAGATCCCAATTAAAAATCTGTCCTTTGGGCGCTGCCCACATGCCCGCCAGATAAATGGCCCGGTAAACAGGATCCTTTATCCGCAGTAAAACCTCAAAGTATTTATCGCGGATCGACTTGATTGGGTTGTCTGCCACCGTGCTGTGGTGAATGTACGAATCGGGATATTTCCCGGGCCCCGTTTTGGGGATTGAACCGGGGAAAAACATTTCCTTGATCCAGGCTCCTTCGGTTTCATCCGGATTAAATGTCCCCATAATCTGCTGGTAGTGCCCAGTGTCTTCTCTCAAAATCAAATCAAAATCAAGGAAATCCTGCGCTGAAAATGCCGTCATTTCTTCCGCCCATATTCCCGTGCAACCCTTAAATGATTTGATCTTTTTCCTATCATCAAAGCCTAAAAACTGAATGACGTTTTTCTTTTTGTTCCGGGTGCTTTTAAATTCGAGTGTCAGGTCCGTTTTGTTTTCGCCGTATGGTACGTTTTGCTCTTCCAGTAAATCTTTACAGACTCTCCAGGCGCTGTCCTTAATCGTATTTCTGACTTTCCTCAAAACCACAAATCTGTGGTTTCCTTCATATTCGCACCTAAGCCAGAGCTTCCTGGCTGCAAATTCGCTTTTCCCGCTCCCTCTGCCGCCGACTAAAAATAAATACCTGTATGTATTCGTCAAAAGGGGGATAAATGATGAAGAGAAAATCAGATTCAATTTTTTTCCAGTTTCTGCGTAAATACGATTATGTTGAGGCCGATCGGGGCGCCCTTCCCAAAGGAAAAGGAAACCATATACAAATCAAAAGGAGGGTTGCCGTCTGTGCCGATCAGCCGGCGATTTTTGTTGGCTGGTCCAGACGCCCCGATCATTTATTTGCCTTTTTTTCATCTAATTATTTATCATGCTTGGCTATTTTTTGCAAATCCCTTCCAGGGTTTGGCAGATGGTTTGGAATTGCTTAAGCTCAAATTCAGACACGAGCGGATATCCATAGGTGTCAAGGAATCTCTCAACCCACCCCAGCGCCTCCTTCACCGCCTCATCCGGTGGTTTGGCGCTAGTCCGTTCATGCATTTTTTTGACCATGTTATCATACAGGCGTTTTTCAATATCAGACCCAGACATTCGTTTGAAATCTATGTAACAAATATTACATTGCATTTCGCCGTCGTCCCCATATAATGCAGGCATTGGGCAACCATGATTGAGCCAGACCACTCGGCGCAAAGCCTCATCCGGTGGGGCAAAGTGCTGTTCGATGATATCCGAAATTTCTTTCCGCCATTGGTCGGCCCGATCTTTTGTGAGTCCCAATGGAAGTTTAAGCCATGCTAAATATACGATGTGCATGTGGTCACTTTTGGATAATTTATCCTTCGTCAGGTCACTCATCCAAATCTCCGCTGCTGCCGTTCGCGTTCTGTAGTTCCTTTAAAATTTGCTCGAACATCTCTGGATTCTCGACCCGTGTGTGGACGATTTCGATCTTCGAAGTGTTCAAAACCTTGAGATCGACCAGCGTTTCCTTTTCCTCTCCGTATCCCCGATCCTTTGCCTTCGCATTTAAATAATGCCTAATCGAAGGGCCGTCTAAATTCTGCATTAATATAAATTGCTGGCTCTCCGCCCAATCCTTGAGGGCTTCTTCCTGCATCTTGGTTTCTTTTTTGAATTTAGGATCATTTTCCATCCAATAATAATATGTGTCCCTACTTATCCCGACTTTTTTGCACAAAGAAGAAATGTTCCCAACTGCCTGAAAGAAGCCCTTGAGAAACAGCTTTTTCTTTTTGGTGGTTGTCAGTCCCCAGGGTTTCCTTGGTTGTGTCGGAATTGTCGGCTTTCCTGTCGACGTTTCCTCTGTTGGAGGCCGTTGGTCGGTATTGTTGTCTTTCTCGACTTTCATCTTTGATATCCTTTTCTTGGGCATTTCCTTGTAAAGTCGAAGAGCCACGGCCTTTTTTCTGCCAATAGTCGAAGGCCCCCCAAGTGATTTACTGCGCCCTGGATTTGATCGATGGGCCGATTATACTTCAGAGCTAGAATTATAAGGCCCCCTCTCCAATCCACCATAAAAGTCTGCCATGCTTCTGGCCACGATTTCCGGAGGATCCTGTACCCCGAATTTGTGAATTGGGATCCGCCTCCGCAGAAAACGCACCCGATCGTCCTGGCGCCTCGCTCCCTGGCCGGGTGTTCTGGGAGATTATTGATCTTGTGAAATCTCCAGACATCCTCGTCTGTCCATCCGTCCAGGGGATTGGCTATCCACATTTTGTGTGTTTTTTGAAAAAAGAATTGACCGTCCTTAACCGCCCGCATGCCTCTCAGGTTATCGTCTTGCTGGCCTCTCTGCCCGGTAAGCTGAATGGTGCATCCGAGGTTTCTGGTTAATTGTCTGCACGGCCCGATTTTGAAGGTTCGACAGCATTCGGAAACATTGCACTTAAATCCTGCCTCTGCATGCGCCTGGTTCCAAAGGCGGGCCGCCTGTTTTCCCAACATGGGCCAGCCTGTTTTCCTCCAATGGGCCAGAGGGTGGATCGCGGCCCTCGGGATTCGGAGGTCGAGCCCATAGGCTTCGACGGTCTTCTTTACGAATGGCGCGGTTTCTGGATATTGCATCTGAGGAATGGCCCCGATACAAATCGGCTTGAATCCGGCGGTTACCACAATATCTAAAAGGACCATACTGTCCCGGCCCCCTGAAAAGGCGAGCGCCACTTTCTTGAAACATCCAGCCGTATCAAAGGCCCTTGTTAGGATCCTCTCTGCGCTCTCTATTTTTTCTTTCGGTACCGGGCCCTCTGAAAAATCCTCCCCCTTGGCTGTCTGCAGGTCGGCGTCCGGGATCTCGGCTTCGGCCCGGATGGCCTCTGCGAGAAGCTGGGTCATTGGGTGTCCCCGTAAATCTCGCGGAGCCTTTCTTCCAACATCCGGACTTTTCTCATTTTCCTTTTCCTCCCCTTGGGCCTCTCATCCCAGACTAGGCGATCCTTGATCCTCTCGATTCTATTTCCGATTCGCAAGTAATCTCTTCGCGCCTTCCTCCAGCCCTTCATTTTTTCCCCAAAAGAAAATAAAGCTGTCTCGTCAATAGGATCGATAATCTTTCCCCTTTGGTCATATTGATGCAGGTTCTCATGGCAATTGCGGCCTCTAGCTCTGTGCAGTTCTTAATCCGTTTTGATGGGTTGTTCGACCTTGGGGCTTTGTCCAATAGCGCATACGCCTCTTTTTTTGTGATCGTTTTCCCCGCCCTGTTCATTTCCCCTCCTTTTTTTGAAATCGGATCCTGTACTCTATTTTGTCTCCGTTCAGGATCCTGAGTTCGATCATCTCGGCTCCGGCAGAATCAATGATCTGCAGGATTTCCTCGATCTTTTCCATCGTCAAAAGCTGGGTCACTTCAAATTCAATGGTTGGATTGTTTTCTGTTTTTTCATCGACGACAATTAATCCAACTAAACATACGGCCACGATAAAAAATAGAAATATCATAATCCCCCCGTATTTTGATTTCATCGATCGTCCTCCAGATCCTCCGGCTGTTCGCATTTCGACAGTGCCATTTTTCCTCCTTTTTTTAGTAATTCTCCAATGAATTTTTCTGCCCAGATTTCTAAGAGGCGCACCATCTCCCTGATTAATATCATCTTTTTGATATCCCACCAGGCGGATCCTTCCATGGTTCCCTTGTCATCTCTCATTTTTTTCCTTTTTCCCGGGCCTCTTCTGCCGGCTTTACGTCAATCTTGATCTTCTTTTTTGTCTTCCGGATCTCGGCTTCCGTGAAGGCCCCCAGGTTTGCATATCGCCGGATGATCACATCGCAGAAAATTGGATCCAATTCCATGACCCTGGCCGTCCTCCCTTCGCGCTCTGCGCCTATCAACGTGGATCCGGATCCCCCAAATGAATCAAGGACGATATCGCCCAGCTTGCTTGAATTTCGAATGGCCCGCTGGACGATCCCCAGGGGCTTCTGGGTGGGGTGCATCATCGTTACGCTCGCCCTGCGTTTCATTTCCCAAACATCGGCCTCGAGCTTATCCTCTGCGAAATAGTGCCGGCCCCCGTTCCATCCGTATAAAATCGGCTGGGCCTTTTTCGGTCCTGTCTTCGCCTTCAGGATCATTTCATGTTTTTTCTTATAATCCTCCCATCCAAAACTCGTCTGATTTTTTACCCAGATAATCGGCCCGCTGTAATACATGCCGGCCGCCTTGATCGCGTAGACAAATGTTGGGTAAGAAGAATAGCCGCTGCAAATATAAAACACTCCGCCCTTTCTGGTGTTCTCCTGCAGGCGGTTCATGAATTGAAGGGTGAATTGCACGAAGGCTTCCGGGTCCATTTCATCGTTCATAATCTGTTTAAATTTCTGGCCTTCGTAGGCGACATTGTATGGCGGATCCGTGAAAACAAGGTCCGCCTTTTCCTCCCCCATCAGGGCCGTGTATGCCCAGGGCGCACAGGCGTCTCCGCAAAGAAGGAAATGGGGGCCAAGCTGGAATAAATCGCCGAGCTCTGTTATCGGGACCACTTCTGCGGCCGGCACGGTGTCTTCCTCCACTACGTCAATCCTGGGCCCATATTGGGTCATTATGCTTTCAAGTGGGGTCGATTTTCCGATGTCAATCCTGAATTCCGAAATGTCTATTTTACCCATCTGATTCCATGTCATTTCGGCCAATTTATCCATATCGTATGAACCGTATCGCTGATTGTCGCGTAAAGACAATTCGAGCCGCTCCGCCTCATTCTCTGGAAAACTCAGGCTGATCCATATCTTGGAATCGGCCGGTACTTTTAGAATGGTTTTCATGGCATGCCAGCGCATGTTTCCGCCGCCCGTCTGGTATTTTCTGGTGTCCTCTTTTGGGTAGGTTTCGTAAGTCTTCCCAACCGGCCAGCAGGTTAAAACCTGAAAGTTTCCGAGCTTTTTTATGCTCTCTGCTAAATCTTCGAGCTCTCTTTTTTGGATGGTTTTCGGGTTCTCTCCCCAGGGCTTTATTTCCCCGAAAGTCGTCTGTTTGATTTCCGGCTTTTTATGCATATTTTTTTATTTTCCCTTGCTCGCCTGGGTAATTATGCGATCCGTGTTTTTCTGGATTGCATTTGAAAATTGAAGCCTGGTCTCTGCGCAGGTTCTTGTCATATCGTCAATTTTTGTAAATGCGTTTGATGCCTGCTGGGCCGCCTTGGCTGCATCCAGCCGAGCCATTTCGCTGTTTTTTTCGATCCGCTCCAGCACTCCGTTTTTCTTTTTGAATTCCCGGGCCTTCGCGTATTCCCGGATCCACATCCCCGCGTTCGATAAAATCATCGGGATAAATAAAACGCACAGGATATAAATCAGGGTGTTTGTGTCTTTTATCGCCGCCAGATTTGGGTCTTTAGAAACGTCTGGCGGTACTTCCTGGGTGATCCTGGTGATGAGGGCTGTTAAAATGAAAGCTGCGTTTATCATCGAGGCTTCCTTCCCTCGAGCAATTTCCGGAGTTTTTCGTTTTCCATTTTTAAAATAACGATGTCCTTTGCGTCCAGAACAGCTTTTAAGAAAAATGCCTTTGTTACGATTATGTAGGATCCTTGCTGGTTCTCTCCCGGTTCCCAAACAACGGCGCCGGCCGTAATTTTGCCGACCGCCAGATCTTCTCCGATCGGTAAAAGTTCCGGTGGTTTATGTTTTAGACATGCGGCGCCATTTAGCAGAAATCCTGTTAATAGTAGGAATATCAATAGGATCTGCCATGGCCGCGATAAGCATTCTCTCGTCTTTGTCATATTCTTCCTCTTTTTTTTGAATTTCCTTTTCTCTTTTTGCGATTTCCTTTTTGAGCTTTTCGAGTTCGCTAGGCGCGAGGATAGGAATCAGCGCCGTTAAAAATGCAAGTATTTCACCCATATTGACCTCCGTTTATTCCTTGTTTTTTGAAAATGGATCCACAATTTTTGTCTGCCCAGCCCGATACGTAAATGGGCGCACCTTGACGTAGGCGTCCTGGTCGATGGCCTGCCTCAAATAAAGGTTTTGCTT